TGACTGATGCGTTGACAATTGCCTGTTCCGCCGCCGTCACCATCTTGGCCGCAAAAGCGTCGCCTGCCGATGCGTAACCCTCAAAGTCATCAATACTGCTGTAAATCGCCCGAGCAACCATCCCCGGCTCAATGCCAGTCACGGCAGCCGTCACCTCAGCGATGCGGGCCGCCTCGATGACCGCCAAATCCTGCTCGGTAGCACCAAGGGCTTTAACCTGTTCGACCGCCAGCTCAGCCGATATATTGATCTGGTCAATCGCCAATGCAAGGTCTGTCCGGGCAAACGCACCAACAGATGCCGAGGCAGAATCCATCACTCTCAAAAACTGAGTGAGGGCAGCGATTCCTTCCTCGCCACGATCCTCAAAAAGTCGGTACCCGGCAGGCTTCCCTGCAAGGGTATAATCCGGCGTGTAGTTTTTGACCGCGTCGTATGAATATCCGCCTGCGGCCAAAAGCCCATACGAGTACGAGCCCCCTGCCGCCGCGCTCGACAGCATAGTGTCGTATGCTTGCATCCGCGCACTGTCACGCTGGGCCTTTCCGTCGTCGCCACCGAAAAGCGACAGAACGCCACCGATCACCCCGCCGATTGCAGCACCGATTGGGCCGCCAACCTCAAGGCCAGCCAAGGCCATCGAGGACGCGGAGGTTATGAAATTACCGACCCCCCCACCAACATTCTGCCCAACAAAGCTCGCGACATTAAGAACGCCCTCAAGGCCATTACCCGCCTTGCCGTCGGTTAACATTACGAGCCCGTCAGCCAGCGCAGAGATACCCTTAATACTATTCCCGGTCGCGACCTCGAACGAATCAGAAACAGCATACATCGCGTTTGCAATCCTGTCGGTATCAGACTCAATCATCAGCGCAGCATCGTGCGATGCGCCATTCAGCTCATCAAACTGTTTCGAGATGGCGTCGAGTTCAAACAACTCCAGAACATCTTGCTGATGCGCAAGCGCGGCAGTGTACTGATCAGCCGAAATAAGACCGGCCTTTTGCAGCACCCCGAGCTGTTCGACCGCCTCACCATACGCTTTTGTCGCCTCGAACATGCCATCGACGGACTCAGTCTCCTTCGCCCACCACACCGAGGCGTCCACAACTTTTCGGTTCCATTCATCCTGAGCTTTTGCCGCTTCTTGCGCGGCCCTTGCCACCGCGGTCTTAGCTAATGCCGCCGCTTTATCCGCATCAGCCGCTTCTTTTGCGGCCTTGGCGGCATCCTTTTCTTTTTTGCGCTTCTCGTCAATTGCATCAGCGGCAGCGTTTGCTGCCTCTTTCTGATTGACAAGCATTTTCAAGTAAGCCGTCTCATCCGCAACAGAATTCCCTCCAGCTCCCGCTTTCGCTTTTTCGAGCCGCTCTTGCGCCTCGATGCTTTTAACAAGTGTCTGGTACGAATTATTGGCGTCCATCCGCGCAATCCACCGATCACCCTGATCGGCCAAATCCCACAGCTTTGCAGCCCAACTGAACGCCGTCTGAATCGACTGGCCAACAGCAATCCAGCGTTTTTCCGAGTCGTTCGCCGCGTTGATCATCGCGACCCCAGCATTGTCCGCGTCCGTCGCGAGGCCGACAAAGAGGCCTTTGATGTCGCGGAGCACCTCCTTGTACGTCTCACTTTCGATGATCGCATCCCCAACCGCCCGCTTTGCAGCCTCGAACGCCTCACCTGCTTGCCGCTTGAGCACCTCAGACGACTCGGTCATTTGACGGTACGCCTCATCCGCAGCGCCAGTACTCTGCGCCAGCTTATCGAGATCATCAGCATAAGTCTGTGCGCCGCTTGACACCAGCGGAAAGATTGCCCGAAGCGCTTCTTGACTGCTCAGCAGTTTCCCGACGTCGGTATTCGTCTCGGCAGAGGCACGCTTAACGAGATCGAGCGCCCCAGTCAGACCACCACCAGTCTTAATGAGGTTGTCGGACTCAACACCAATAGCGGCCAATGCCTCCCTCAATTCCTTCGAGGGCTTGCTCAACTCAACCATAGCCGAGTTGATCGCCGTAGCGGCCATCGCGGTGCTCTGCCCCTGCGTGGTGAGCGTGGCCATTGCCGCGCCTACCTCATCAAACGCCACCTCCATCGGGCCAGCGGTAGCCAGAACCTGACCCATCGATGACCCAAGTTCCGTCATGGTCGTCTTGCCAAGACGGACAATGGTAAACATTTTATCGGAGTAAGAGGCGGCAGCGTCCGCGGACGCGCCGTAAGCGTTGAGTGCTGTCGTAAGCAGGTCAGCCGTTACACTCACCTCTGCCACACCAGCCGCCGCGAGCTTGCTCGATTGTTCAAGTAGCATGGCCGACGATGCCGCGTCACCAAAACCAGCAGAGACGATGTCGTACCGGGCTTTAGTGAGCGTATCGATAGCCTGGCCACTCTCGACCGCCAGCGCCGAAAGCTCGCCCTTCATCCGTTTCATTTCGCCGTCGGTAAGCCCGCCCATAAGCGTGCCTATTTCGCGCACGCCCTTATCAACCCTTGACGCCTCGTCAGCAGCATCGGAAAGAGCACCAACAAAAGCGACAACCGCACCAACCGAAAAAGCCCCGGCAATTTGCTTGCCGAGGCTCCCGAACGATCTGTTGAGGGAGCCGACACGCTTATCAACCGCGCCGACGGAGGTTTCAAACTCCTTGATTGGCGCAGCACCATTCGATTTATAGTCGAACAGCACCTCGATGTTGATATTGTCAGCGGCTCCGCTCATCCTGCCAAATCTCGTTTTTCCTGTAAATACAACGCGCGTCCAAGGTGCCAGCTTTTAACCTCCTCAGGTAGGGCTATCACCTCATCGATGGTCTTTCCGAGAGTATCCCCAAGCTCAAACCAAAAGTTTAGGCCTGGGGAGTCCCAAAAGCCTCCTTGGCATCATCCGGAGTAATCGCCGGTTTGTGCATCGCTTCGTACAGCTTCTCCATGTCACCGACAAACGGCAAGGCCAGCAAGGCGGCATACTCGTCGTTTGCAAACATACGGGCGCCTTTCTCATCAAGGGATTTTATGCACATCGCCGCGGCCCAAAGGCTTGCATTCGTCCTCCTATCGCCTCTAAGAGTGTTAATGACCTCCAGTTCCGATGGCGTCGAGGTTGTATAATAGATTGTTCCAACACCAGGAAAGGGCATCGACTTTTTTGCGATGGTCTTCGCGACCTTTTGCAACTCGCTGAGATAACTCATAATTGGTTCTGTTTTGCCTGTTAAAAAAGCGCTAAACGCCTGTTTAGCGCCCGTAAAATGTTCTGCGAATCTGCCTTAAGCAGTGTACGTACCGGGGGTCGGCTTGGCGGTCCAGACCAGCTTGTATGCTTCCTTGCGAGTCTTGTTCTCGTTCCCAGAGCTACCGCGGCGTGGAGGGCCGTAAACAAAGACCGATCCAGATTCCATCGGCGACCCGTTAACCTTCCCTTCCCGGTAAAAGACAACGTTCTCAACGACCTGGCCATCGTCAAAACCAGAGAGCAAAACACCCTGGCCGTTGGTATCTTCAGAATCCGCCTCGACCGTCACGTCAATCGTCCGTGGGCCACCAACTGCTCCCACGCCCATAACCTCAATCTCACCATCCGTCAGGGCGTCACTCTGAACGATGGGCCGTTCTGGCACATCATACGTGCAAGCCACAATATGCTGCACCAAATGAGAATCAATCTCTAACGCGGCGAGATTGGTTGTTTTCCTTGCCATGGTTACTTGCTCCCAGGTTTATGTTGTTCAATCTTTCCCGCAGTAGGCGGGACTGCCGTCGGATCGACCTCCGGCTTTTTCCAGCCTTCCTTCAACAGTCGAGCCGCCGTTCTTGGGTTGGTCGGGATGACCTTCCCCGTCTGTGGGTGGACAAGGCGGATTTTCTCGCCCCCACGCTCTTCCCCTTTACTTGCCATGGTTATCCTTTATGCTTTTTTTATGAAAACGCACCCTCGCGACCATAAGCCCCAAACGCAACAATTACGCTATGCCGCCACACGCCGGCGATCTTATCGATAAATCCATCCTTACGGATTTCTCCAGCGCCCCAGCACCCTGCCGGCATGTACCCTTGCAGGCGTTCAATCACCTTTTCGACAAGCTCTTCCGCCCCAAGGCCACCACCTTCGGCTGCAAGCGACTTGGTGACGATTTCGCACTCAAACATCGGCATCCTGTCCTGATCACCGCCCTCAACCTTGCCGTAGTCGCTCCCGAGGTAGCGCACCAGCACCGCCCCGGCCCCACTCGAAAGTAGCGACAACTGCTGCTCGTTCGGCTCGTCCGGAAACCGTTCGACCCGTACAGCCACCTCCCTGCCTTGGATCGTCGCCGCGAAAGCGTCAATTCCATCTGCCGACAGGTCAGCTTGCAGCCGCGCCTCGATCTCTGCGCGGATTGATGTGGATGTCGCGATCACAGCGTCACTCCGCAGTCAGAGTTTTGACCAAACCGGCGCGGGCGTCGTCATCCATCCCGTAGATCGCCATCATCGCTTCATCATTCAGGTCTTTGCCGGTCAACTGCGCGGCCTCGATCATTGTCGAAACAGTTTTGATTGGCAACGATGCAACCCTTGCACTTACCGCCTCGGCAACAAGCTGGTCGATAGTGTCGTTCTGCTGGTTGTCGGCCACGGGGGAAAGCACAGCCTCCTCGGCTTTGGCGTCAGCAACAGGCACTCCCATTTCCGAACCGACAACATTGAGCAGCCGCCGGGAAGCGTCCGTCACCGAAAGCACCATGCCGCCAGTCGTAGGGCTGATTGTTTTCGCCTGGACGGAACCATCCGCCTTGAGGCGGATCGCGGCGTTTGCGGCCACGGCGTAGCCCAGCTTTTCGCGGGGGGTCTCAGGGTCGGCAAGCTTTACGGCACTGCACCCCGTAAGCACCGACAGCACGCCCATCAGGGCAAGAGTAAAAAGCTTTTTCATTTTCCTATCCGTTTAGTGGCTACGCCTTTGATTTTTTCGATTGTCCGGTATCCACCAAGGCCAAGCAACGGAGTCAGGATACCAACAACCTCCGCAATACCGATTTCCGGGTAAGGGAGCATCTGCTGTTTTTGCCAGACAAGCATCGCCCAAAGCACAGCGCCGAGCACTGCTCGCGGCCAGAAATAGAGAGCAAGCGTCACGGAGCAAACCCAGATCACCGACGGACGCGCCCCAGCAACAAAGCCGCTGGAGTGGCCAGCCTCTATCTCATTCGCCCGAAGCTGAGACAGGAGCGGCTCCATTTTCAGCGCCTCAGCCCTCAGCCTCTCATCATCGGACGACTTGAAGCGCCCAATGATGCTGTCCAGCGCATTCAAAGGGTTCAGCTTTTCCGTCGACTTGTCAATTATTCCGTCAGACATCGTCCTTCCGTTTACACTTTTGCTTCAAACCGCGCCCGTTCCGCTTTGCGCCGAACGAGCAGCCCGCCCATGATTTTACCACTACCAAAGACCCACTTCGAGAACTCTAAAGCGGCCCCGGCGTAATCGCCGGCGTTGATCTTACGGAGCATGGTAGACGGCTGGCCGTTTTTCAGCGTAACAAAGCCGTCTTTTACCCCCTTCCGGCCCGGCCCAACGTTGAACACAAAACTTACCACCGCATCATACTCTCCCTGAGTCATCGGCACCTTTACCGCACGACGGGCAATTCGCTCGGCGTCGGCGATGTCGGCATCGAGGAAGTCTTCCGCCAGGTCAGCGGTGATGGTCATTCCCTGCGTTACGCCTGACGTGTGGCCGTAGCCAATAGTCCATGGTGCGCCGCCCGAGGCCGGGTCAGGGTAGGCCTTCAGACGGAGGCCTTCCGACTCCTTCAGTTCAAGCCGAGCCGCCGCAGAAAACCGCAGCTCAGAAACCGGAATTCTTGCTTTCTCGCTCATACGTCCAGATCCATAAAATTTGCTCCAAAACGTTCCGTCTCACTCGACACCGCAATTCCGGCGCTGTCACCGGCGGCGGGTTCGATGCCCGGCAAGCCGAGGCTTTCGGGCGTGAGCTTTTCGAGGCTCCGCATAACAGCCTTGTACATCTCTTGCACATCCTCCTCAAGGCCGCGCCTGGCATAAAGCCAGTACTTGGTCAGCGGCAGGATGAGCGCCTTAACCGATGCCGTCGCAGCGAGCGGCAGAGCGTAGTGCCTGGCCGCGTAGCGTTCCACGTCAGCGATGGCCTGAGCCTCTGCTTTGACCACCACGTCGAGCACAACTTCACCGGTACGATAATCGTCCGTCAGCTCGACGAGCGACTGCTCGCTCATCATCACCAAAAGGTCGTCTATCGTGATGTATTGCAAATCGGCCATTGATCAAACGCGCGGAATAGTGTTCAAACCCGTAAAAGACCTGTTCAAAATCGGTTTTCGCCCCTCCTGTCGATTGTGTGGGCGCATCGCGCCAGATCGTCGATTGTGGGCGTTTTTCCGGAGGGGACGGAAAAACGCCCATCATCGACTATCCCCATGCACCAAGATGGGGAGAAAAATCAGCCCAGGTAAAAACCTTTCAGTCGAGCCACACAACGCTTCGCCAAAGGCTGGATGTCAAGCTGGAGCTGAGGAGTGACCTGGTAGAAGTTGCCGACCTTCTGCATCGGGGAGATGTTGAACCCCTTTGTGGTAGTCATGGCGCTCAAATGCGCCTTTTCGGCGGACTTGAACGCATAGACCGAAGTACAGGTCGTAGCCGTGCCGACCGTCTCGTCGTAAGGGATGATCCTGTCGCCGTTATACTTACGGCTTGCGGGGATGATCGGAAGACCATCAAAGGCTCCGGTGCGAGTGCCGTCGGCGTTGGTCACGACCGAAAAGCGCTCTTTGTCCATCGACCTGAGGCTAGAAAGGAGCGTGTGATCCATGATAAGGCAGTCCGGAGACCCGTCGATAGACGCGATCAGCTCCTCGATCTTTTCGATCGCCTTCTGCGCGGCAGTCCTCGCGGTGTTGTCGTTGCCAAGCACCAAGGCAAGGCCGTTTGTGCCGGCAGACACGATTCTGCTGGTGTCGCCCGCAGAGACCTGGTCTGCAATGATCGCCTTGAGGCCGTCAAAATGGTACTCGCTTACCGCCGGATCACCACCATCATCGTCGTCGCTGTCGTCGTTGATAACCTTGTTCATAAAGTCGCGGCCCGCATTTTCGCCCCAGTTCGACAATTTCAGCTTAAACTCGCTCGGAACATCGCCGCCACGTTCCTCATAGGCGGTATCGAGCTTGATGTTTTTACCCATGATCTTGAGGGCAAATGTGCCATAGTTCGGCGCGAGCGTCTGCGAGGCAAAATCCTCGCCGATGGGGCGATTGTCGAACGTGCCGTCGATGTCGTCCCCGTACCGCTCAGTCGTCCCCGCGCCGGGCGCAGAGAAGAAGTGCAGGTAGTTGAACACCGGAGCGTACTTGTAGAGCTGATTGAGCACCATTGCCGACAACTCGTCGGAGGCGCTGGCCTGTCTTAGATACATAGGAGTGTCTCCTTCTTGCGTTTTGATAAATCGTTATTCGCCCCTCACCCTGTCGTGCTGAGCGCGAAGCTCGTCCGTAGCTCCGGAGCCGTCGGGCTTTTTGTCGCCAGCACCAAACCCCTCGCCCTTTGTGGCGACCTCGCCAAGTGTGACCTTTGCGGGCAGGGCGGTGATGATGCGCTGCATCTCAGCATAGAGCGACTTGTCCTGAGTCGTGCCGTCGGCAGCTGCGAAAGCGACCGGCTTCCGGTCGAAAAGCACACCAAGCATCGCGGCAAAAACATCCTTTTCCGGCCCGAGTTTTTCGAGGTTGGCCTCGCAGAACGCGGTGATCTCAGCTTTTTTGGTCTCTTCGGCCTGCGCGGAGAACTTGGTTTCAAGCGCCTCCTTGTCGGTCTTGAGCGTGGCGTTCTCGGCTTCAAGCTGCTCGGCCTTTGCGGCTTTCGCCTGCAAGGCGGCGAGTTCTTCTGGTTTCATATCTATCTCATGGTTTGATTCTGAAAATCCGGTTGCCGGAGTTACATCAAGCGTTGGCTCGTCGTCCGGCAGGTCGCCCTTGAAGTCGTCGATCACGTACTGCGGCATCTGTTTGTCGGCCTCTTCGACGCCCTTATCGGCTATGATAGACTCGCGCATCCGCTGGAGCCAGTCGGCGAGGTTGCGGAACCGCCAGCCAATCGCCCAGCGCAGCCCAGAGCCGAACATGGTGCCGACCGGATTAGCAAGGTCTGCCTCGGAAAACTCGACAACCTCAGACTGCCCGGCGATCTCGCAGGTCTCGCACGCGCCGAAAGCGTCGCCCATCGTCTTGACGCCGGGCTTCGCAACGAATCCGACGTTTCCGATGTACTTCTCTTCACCCTGGGCAACCGGCGGCAGCCAGATCGAGGGCTTGGTGTGCTTCACCTCTTTGAGCGCGGGAATCATCTCCTCAGCGAAAGAGTCTGGCGTGATGTAGATCATCGCCTGGCCGTCCTTTTCCTCAAGGCGCATCGAGGACTTTTTCGCGTGACCGAGGATAGGGTAGCCGCTGGACGGGTGGCTGAATACATAAGGGATGAGGTCAGGCGAACGCTCCATCGACGAGAAGTAGAGTGCCTTTACCTTTTCGGCGGGCCACACCTTGTCCCCTTCGTTGACGTGGATGCCTGACTTGAAAATCAGGTGCTCTTTGAATGGCGGCTTCTTTGCCATGCTGTAAAATTCTGGTTCAGAGCTGGTAAAAAAAAGAGGCGGGCACAAAAAGCCATCGGCTTACCGCCTCTTTTGCGCTTTGTGGGGCTCAAGCCCGCTTCGTTGATCTACCCACATGATACCGCCATTTTCCCGCCAAACTAAAGAGCAAAAGTACACTAATAACGACATACGGAATAATAGGTTGCAGCGTTCTTAACTTTCAGAAATGAAAGGCGCACCACTGCGCCGTCTTTGCAACCATCTCCTTGAAGTAATGCCAGAATCGACAGCGATCACGGCGATGTACGAGCCGAGCGTGCAGCTCGGAATCGCGACTCTCCTTTTCGGAACAATCATCATCAGCCACTTTACCCAACGGATTATGGCCTCGAATGAGCGCCGCCGGTGGGATGCTGAGATGAAACTGCGCGACAAGAAGTACGAGGGAGACCGATCACTCCTGACCAACCTGATCGAAAAGAACTACGAGATTTTAAGCGGAGCCATTGCCGACAGCCGGGCGGCAGTCTTGCAGATGACCAAACTGGTCGAGCGCGTCGGGACGATGCAACGCGACAACGACGTGGCCTTCCGCGATCTTTTCGAAAAGACCGACGCAATCGCAAAACGAAAACCCTGCACTGAGCACCAGAGCTATGTCGATCTCGTCAAAAACAAGAAGCAAGACCCAAAATGACCGCACGAACCATTGCTCTCGGAGAGCTTGAAAAACTCCGTAAACGCCTGCAAACACTCAAAGCGCAGGCGCAAAACTACAGCAGCGTCATCGAAATCCGCAACGCAGGGGCGCTCCTCGATCCTCTGAAGCTCGACGGCGACGCTATCTTGCAGGCCGCAAAAGACCTGAAAGCAGTGCTGGACGAGGCCCGCGAAAAACAGGCGCAGCACGACCAGCTCTACGCAAGCCTTTACGACGAATAACCTTATGGCCAAGCGAGATCAGCACTACGCCGAAGCCCGCCGCCTGTACGTCCAGGAGCGCTACACCTTCGAGCAGATCGAGGCGCACTTTGAAACGGCAGGTACGCCCGTCAGCGAGCGTTCGATTCGCGAGTGGGCCAAGGACGGGCAATGGGCAAACCAGCGCGAGAGCATCGAGGAGATACAGGCCAAGAGCAGCGAGAAGCTGCACAAGGTCATGGACAAGCTCCTCGACCGCATCATCCGCACGCTCGACGACGGCAAAGAGCCAAACCCAGCGCTGCTCAACTTTGTGAAGGGCGTTGCGCCAAGCCTCGTGCGTTTGCAGGACTACGAAGAGGCGGCATCGCCTGACTCGGAGCCCGACAAAGCCAAAGCCGCCGAACGGCTTGAAGCGGCCAGCGACGAAATCCAGAAAACCCTCGCCCAGCTCGGTCTTTTACGATGACTGCCACGCCGAAACATCCCGAGGAGATTGCACGACACACCAAACTGCCGCCCGAAAAAATCTTTCTCCCCTTCCAGCTCGAAGTGATCGAGGACAGGCATGTCGCCGACCTCATCGAAAAGGGCAGGCAGGAGGGTATTTCGTGGGCCCTGGCGGAGAAAAGCCGCCAGATTTCCGGCATCGAGGGGCAGTGGGACACTTTCGTCGGCACGAAAACCAAGCTTCTTGCAAAGCAGTTCATCACCGACACTGCAGCATGGGCAAAGCTTTTCCGGCTCATCAAGAGCGTTCCCGATGCAGTCTACGAAGACGAGACCATCACCGAGAACCCGGAAACCGGCGAAACCGAAGCGGTCAGCACCTACCACATCCGGTTCCCGAACCGGCGCGAGGTGACGGCGCTTTCGAGCAACCCGGACGCCTGGCGCGGATGGCGCGGCTACAAAATCGCCGACGAGTTCGCGCTGCACAAGCAGCAGTCCGACGTACTCGACGCGCTCCTGCCGAGCCGCATGTGGCGGCAGCCGCTCACGATCTGCTCAACGCACAAGGGCAAAAACTCGGAGTTCAACAAGCTCATCGCCAAGTACAAAAAGGGCTTGCTGGGCGACGACTGGAACCTGCACACCATCCCGATCACGCGAGCGGTCGATGAAGGGATGCTTGAGAAGATTTACAAAAAGCCCTTCACCGCAGAGATGCGCGCAGCATGGTTGCGCGCAAAAGAGCAGGAAGAGGGCATCCGGCGCTGGAATCAGGAGTACATGTGCATCCCGGAAGATGAGGAGGGCAGCTTTTTCACCTACGACCAGATCGTGCAGTGCGAGTACGACGATGCGCTCTGGTTCCCGCTCGATGGCGTCAAAAAGTTCAAGGGCAGCACCGAAGAGCAGGAGGCGCTTGCCTACTTCCGCAAAGTCGCCCGGCACGCCCGGCAGCACGCCGTCGGCGAGCTGTACATCGGAGAAGACATTGGCCGCGATGTCAACTACACGGTTATCGCAATGATCGAGAACGTCGCCGGGATTCGCTTTGTTCGGGCAATTATCGCCCTCGACGACATGCGCTTCCAGATTCAGCAGGACTGCATCAGCGAGTGGATCACCCTGCCGAAACACCGCCGGACGTGCGTTGACAATCGCGGCATCGGTCGCGAGACCTCCGAGCGCTTGCAGGATCAGCATGGTACGTACGCCGTCGAGCGCATCGACGCCACCGCAAAGCTCAAAGAGGTCATGGCTTACGCCGTGCTGCGGCTCATGCTCGACAAGATGCTTCGTTTCCCGCCAGACGACACGCTCCGCGACGACTTCCACTCGATACGCAAGGAAAAGACATCCGCCGGGAACATCCGGTACGTCGCAGGTAAGAACGAGACCGATGAGAACAGCCACGGCGACTACTTTACCGCCATCGAGCTTGCCGTCCACGCCGCAGAAGGCGCAACGGGCAGCATGGACGACCTCATCGAACAGACCAAGCGCCCGCTCCCCGGATCACCGCTCGACTACCTCAGCGGCATCGGCGATATGGTGGGCGACGTCATCAACCTTTTTAGCCAGTCCAGAGCATGATAATTGATCCGAAAACCGGAAAGCCTTTTGCTACAACGCTCCCGACCAGCGAGGAGATCGCCACACGGCAGCTTGTCGAGGGCATGATGAACGCAACGGCGCAGCTCACCAACCCGTCGAAGACGCTGAGCACCATCGGTAAAATCATCACCGCCCTCGACCAGGTGCGCCGCCAGCCGGACGTGGCCGCCGCGTCGCTCAACTACCGGAGTGGAATCTCGGCGCTGGAGCCCGACCTCAGCCAAAGCACAGAGCAGGGTGCTCGGGCCGATTTCCTGCAAGGCGTTCTCGACACGCTCGATCTCGGGCGCATCAGCGGCGGCATGGTCTCGGCGAGAGAGTACGGCTACGCCGTGCTGGAGGTGATCTGGGGCAAGGTCGATAACTGGCTCGTACCGATCCGGATCGAAGAAAAGCCGCGCGAGTGGTTCTTTTTTGACCAGGCGAACCGCCTCCGCCTCAAAAAGCAGGGCGTGCAGGAGGGCATCCTCTGCGGTGGCGACGACCCAGAAAGCGAGCACCCGCGCAAATTCCTGCTCATCCAGCACGAGGCGAGCTACCTAAACCCGTACGGAACCGGTTTGCTCGATACGCTCTACTGGTACGTCATGGGCCTGTACAGCAACTTCGAGTGGACGCTCCGGTTTGTGCAAAACTTCGGCCAGGACTTCGTAATCGCAAAAGTCCCCGGTAGCGCAAGCCAGAAATTCCAGGACGACACACTTGCCGCTGCAAAAGTCTTACAGGCAAGGGCGATCGCGGTCTTCAAAGAAGGCACGCAGATCGAGATCATGGAAAACAAGGGCCGCAGCAGCTCCACCGACACCTACCTCGCTTTTGAAAAAATGGTCGTCGGCAAGATCAACAAGCTCTACCTCGGCACCGAACTGCTCGATAAAAACGACGCTTCGGGCGCGCGGGCCAGCTCCGAAACCGGCGCGGACATCCGCGACGACGCGCTCTCCGTCGGCAAAGCGCTGGTCGAGCACGGCTTCAACACGCTCATCCGCTGGATCGGCGAGGTCAACAGCTTACCCGGCAGCGACGACGAGCGCGTCCGTTTTGTGCTTAACCGCGCCGCCGAAACCAGCAAAGAACAGGCGGAGATCGACCAGATTTACGCAACGGCGGGGAACTTTACCATTACCGAGCAGCTCCTTGCCAAGCGCAACTACGACCCCGGCGATTTTGAGCCAAAGGCCGCAGACGCCGCGACCAGCACAGGCACCGGCTTTGCCGCATCCACCTCCGGCTACGGCGAAGGGCTTGATGGCCTGCTCAACATCGCGGAGGCCGCAAAAAAAAAGCTCTGACGGCGAGTGAGGCCAAGATCCTCGCCGCCGAGCCCGATTTCGATTTTATTGACTCCTGGAGTACGACCCTTGAACAGTCGCTGAACACGAGCTGGCGCGAAGGGTACGCCGACAAAGCCGCCGAGATGGAAGCCATCGAGCGCGAGGAGGCCGGGCAAGGCTTCGCCGCCGATCCGAAACTCAAGATTCCGACGAGCTGGGGCAACGCCGATGCTGCGAAGTTCCACAAATTCAAGGGCTTCGTCTCTGCGCTCGTCACCGATCAGGAGCTTACCGACGAGCTATCAAAGAGCCTTGAGGACGCGCTGGCACAGGGCATCGGCTTCCAGAAGTGGGAAAAAACCATCGGCAAAACCTTCGACCGCCTCGGTTACACACGGCTTTCGAACTTCTCCGCGGAGACGATCTTTCGCACCGAAACCTCGATGGCCTACGGCGCAGGCAGCTACGCCAAACAGGTCGAGATGGCCGACGCCTTCCCCTACTGGGAGTACAGCACGGCAGGCGACGAGCGGGTAAGGGATGACCACCGCGCGCTCGGAAAGCCGCCCGGTGGCGGGCATGGAAAAATCTTTGCCGCGACGGATCGGACTTTCTACCCTCCACTTGGGTTCCGTTGCCGGTGCCGCGCGATTCCGGTCAGCAAGCGCCGCGCGAAGAAGTGGGGCATCACCAAACCCGACACCATAACGCCGGAGATGCGCGCCAACCTCGGCAACGCCGAGTTCGTAGGCGACAAAATCAAGAGCTTCGAGGACTACCTGGCCGAAAAGATGAAAACCCTGAGCGCCGCCCGCGCCGCCCTCATTACCGAAAAACTCGCCGAAATGATGGCGGCAAAAATTGCCAAGCTGGCGAGCAAAGCAAACCCGGATACGCCATGAGCGGTTTACGAACACGCCTGCGATGCGGCAAACAGTTGCCAAAACGCAAGAAAAAGTTCTGCTCTGACAACTGCAAGTTCTGGTATCATCAAGCGAAAAAGCAAGAATCAGGTGAAGACTATAAACCTTACTCAAAAGCGCAAAACCTGAGAATGCTTCGCGCTGGACGAGCGCAGCGTGCCGGGCGAATCGGCGTGCGCTACAACTAAACAAAACGACACCATAGCCATGAGACACTGCGACCTTTGCGGTTCCAAAGAGCACGACGGCGACCGATCCACCGCGCTGGCCTTGTACCAGCTCCGTTCCGGCGAGATGCTTTTTATCTGCGAAAAATGCCTGAGCGACATTTTCCGGAAGCCGAAAACCTGGGGCGAGTGCGCTTCCTCCGTCGGCGGCTGTGACGGCTACGTCCGCGCCGACAACCCGGCCCCGAGCTTCGCAAAAACAAAACCAGCCCCATGACCCCGAAACTCTACACCCGGCGCGAAACCGCCACGCCGCGCACCGTCGTCATCGCCGCGCGGCTCTTGGTGCTCCGCCAGCAAGAGCAGCAGGTGCAGATGCTGCTGCACGGCAAGCGCCAGACCGGCAACCGTTTCGAGCAGGCCCGGCACGAAGCACAGACCCTCACCCGCCGGGCGACCGACCGCGAAATCGAGGCCGCCATCCGCGCCGTCGAAAAGAGCTTTTGTCGATCATACGCCAAAATCCAGCAAGCCAAAAAGCTCCCCATCGATACCAGCGCGGAAATCTTCGACCTGCTCAAAAGCCTTCGCATCACCGCCGGAGAGCTGGCCGCCTGGACGGACACCGTCCGAAAAACGCAGTTTCCGCTCGGCACCGGACACGCCCTGCAACCGCTCCCGAACCTTCCGGAAGCGAACGCCATCGTCACCATGGTGCTCAACGACCTCAAGCCCGATAAGGCGCAGGCCGCTGCGTTCCTTGCCGTCAAGACCGTGCCGCTCACCGACGACGAGATCATGGAAGCAATCGCGTTGGACTTCTGGGATGAGCTGCCGACCGCCGGAAAAGTCGAGGCATGGCGCATGATCCCCGATCCCGACAAAAAAGCGATCCGCCTCCGCGTTGGCGTTGATGCGCCCGACGAGGCAAAGTGGGCCGCCGTCCGCGACTACCACCTCGAAACCATCCGCCTCCAGCAGGCCAAAGAAAACAGCAAGGCATCATGAGTTCCCGGTTCATCACGCTCACCATCACCGGCCTGCGCGAGGCCGCCCGCTACGTCGAGGGCTACCCGACGCGCATCAAGCATACACTCAAAGACCCCGCCATGCTCCGCGAGGTCGGCATGGTGCTCGAAGGCGACGCCGTCCGGCACTTCGGCGAGGGCGGAAACCCAAAGTGGGCACCACTCAAAGACAGCACCAAAAAGGCCAAGCTGAAAAAGTACAAAAAGGCATCCGCCCCGATGGTTGCTACAAGCCAGCTTCTTCAGAGCCTCAGCAGCAACGTCAAAGGCAGCACACTCAACCTCACCAGCGCCGAGCACCTAAAATACCACCAATTCCCAGACGGTCGAAGCGGCAAGCTCCCGATGCGCCCCGTCTGGCCGAACGACCTCAGCGACTGGCCAGAAACCGAGGAAGAGGTGCGCGAAATCGTCATCGAGCGGCTCTCAAAATAGTTGCCCGATTTGGAAATGTCGAAATTTTTGCATTTACTCCACCATATCCGAACGCACCAAAACCCCCGGATATGCCCAGACTCGCAACAGAGTGCGAGGCCCTGAGCTGGATCGCAACCCGACACGGAAAAGACATCGCCGAAGCCTTCTGGAAGCAGTTTAGCCGGGAGACCGTTCACGTCCGCAAGTATCGCGAGCCAAAAGCCGACCAGCTCGACCTCTTTGCCGAAAAGCCACAGCAATCCCTTCCGCACGAGGCCCTGCGATGGCTTGCCCAGCGGCTCGACTACGCAGCCGCGATAGCTTACTGGAAGCACTTTTCAGACTATCCGGTGTACATCCCGCTCTACCGCACCGAAATCGACCCGCTGACCGAAGAAATAGCCCGTCTCAACCGCGCAGGTAAGCGAGCCAAAGAGATCGCGCGCCAGCTTGGCGTTTCTCCCGTCGTCGTCTGGGCGCGCCTTCGCGGCCCCCGCAAGCGCAAACAGTACCTCCACCTCCCGGCATAAAAAAATTTCCCCCCCCCATCAAAAAAAAACACTCTTTTTGTTTTGTTATTTGCAAAACATTCCGTAAAAAACTATCAGAAGGCACAGGGAACAACAACTCGACAACAACGGAGGAAACAATGACAGTGCGCAAAACGAAAGCAGGGTGGGTGGCTGAGATCACAGCAACCGAAAACGGGATGTTAGTGCAGGGAGATATATGCAATCGCGAAGAGTTGTACAAACGGGAGACGCCTGCAAAACACGGGATCGATTACGATGCCGAGCCTGACCACTACGACATTTGCGATAACGCGCCCAATATTGAGTGGCTTGCCAATCAAGTCGGCTGTGACAAGGTGCTACGCAAAGGATACACGGTCGAGTAACTCTTGAGACTCACCAGCCCCGCCATACGCGGGGGTTGGCGGTGACAGGCAAATCAACTAAAAACATGATGGATTATGAACTTACCTGAAATTTCCCCACAATGGACTGCTGAAGAAAGGCTCATCGCAATCAGCTGGCTTGGGCGACGGAGAATCGACCGACTACGCGACGGAAAGGTTTTTACCCAGCAAGAGAGCTTTGATCTTATTGACAGGATCGATAAGATCGCCTCGGCGAGCAGCCCCTTTCTTGAGGCTAACCGAGGCGGGCTGTTTCGAGACATTGATGAATACGCAAAAAAACCGACATCATGACCCCCTTCCGCCTCTCCATCGCCGACATCGAGCGCCGCACCGGATACACGCCGCAGCGGCAGCGGCACTTCCGCGACGGCAACCCCGCTCGCGGAGAAAAGCCGCTGCTTATCGATAGCATCGACTACCACCGCGAGCACTCGGAGCAACGCAACGGGCGCGTCCTGTACAGCGAGGCGGGAGCGCAAAAGCTTGAAGCGCACAAAAAAGCGGCCCGCCCTGGGCGCAAAAAGAAAAAGCCCGGCAAATAGCCGGGCTTTTACAGTTGCTGAACGGTCGGAGGTCAGCTTTTGGCCTCTCCGCCCGTTATCCTTTGATACCACTCACGGCGCTCAACCGACCGGTCAACACCAACCAGACTCCACACCAAGGCCCCGACCCATCCAAAAAACGTCCACCCCGTCAAAAGGTTGAGCGCAAAGATCGCCCGGCGCTGCCCATGCCACCGATACCAGGCAATGATCGCTGGGCAGAAGTACAGCAGCGCCAACGGCCCAATCAACCAGAAAAGCAGAATCGTCTTAAACATCAGTCACTCCCGTATTTTGAGTTGTTAAAACCCGTAAAACCAATGTACAAAATCACCTCTTTTTCCCATCCTCTTGCTGCACCATCGCCTCCAGCGCGAGCTTGATCTTGCCAACGTCATCCTTCGTGATCCACGCGATCTTTGCGATGCCGAACCGCTTGTGCAACCACTCCTCAAACGCCGTGACCGCCTTCGCCCGCGTCGGCTGCCGCGTCACGCTCATCCAGAGTCTGTCGAGCAGCAAATAGAGCTGCTTGTTGCTTGCCATCTCCGCCGAGCGCCCGTCGAGGCTCTTGTACGGCTCCAGCGTCCAGCGCGTCGTGCGCTTTGCAGGCTGCCCGGCGATCCGCCGCAACCGCGCCACAGCCTCCGCAGCCTGCCGAGGCGTCAGCTCTTTTGACGACGACACGCCCTAGCCCGAAAGAAAAGCCCGGTACGCCTCATCATCCATCCCTGCGCGGCTTTTGAGTACGTGGATTTCTGCGATTCTGTTCACCGTTCCCCCATTCGCTTTTTTGGCAAGTAACCGACTGAAACGAGGATACAATCGGGATCAGTAAACCGGAGAGCAAAGTCAAAACCGTGAAAACGCCCCCTCACCTCGACCGACCTCAAAAAAACAGCCTCATCTTTGACTGAGGAACCAAGCGCTTCAGTAAAAAGACGGGCCACCTCAGAAGGCAGCGCCTCAACAATTTTTGTGTCTAACCTAAGAGACATGAGATCCTCCTTATTTGATACAATTTTCGTGAACATGCTTTTTCGCGCCACCGGCAGGACTCGAACCCGCATTAATTCGCGCGATTACTCAGAAAGGAGAGAATTGAACTCTCGTGCAGCCAAACTCACTCCGCCTATTGTTTCAAGGCTTCGGCATCATTCCGGGCGTCTACCAATTCCGCCACGGTGGCTAACGGCCTACGCCGCCTCTTCCTCAGCGGCAACTTCTCCATTCCCGGCAAGCAACCGCCGCGCCTCATCGCGCATTGCGGGCTGCATATCCACCAGAAGCACCTCGCCGGTATTTGTCAGGTACTCAAGGTTTGCCAGCACAGCGCCGAGTAGTTGCCCGAGGTGCCGACGGTGCGGCCCATCAATGATTGTCCGGCGCTCCGTTTTTCCCAGGGCAATAACGTCGGCTGACGTACCAAGCAGCTGGCCAAGACGATCCACCGCCGCGCGGCGGTCCTTGATCTTGGGAGCAAGGTGCGTTTTACCCTGATACCCCGGCTTCCCGGCGATCTCGGCACAGACCACTTTGCTGCTGCGCGCGTGCCAGTGCTGCTTCTCAAACTGCTCACGGGCCGCAATAGCCTCGTCTGCGGTATCATACAAGCCGTGCGCCACCTGCTTGCGGCCAATGTGCAGGTACGCCCGGTAGCACTGGTACCGCTCCGAGTAGGTCACGCCCGGTGGCAAATACTCCGGCGCGAAAAGCTTCACCTTCCGGTCATCCCGCCGCACCGGAGCCACTTCGGCAAACTCAGGCTTTTTCCTTCCCATCGTTTTCCCCTTCTGGTTCAAAAAAGATTCTTACATCCACGCGCGCGATCGGCTTGTCGCTTTTGACGAGAAAGGCGAACACCTCGCTAAACGCAGCAATCAAGCTGCTGGCGGCAACCCTGACTGGCTTGAACTTGATGCCGCCGGGCTCCCCAGCCGCCTCTTCGATGTTCCACCACTCCGAGTCGCCGGGAAACTTTTTAACCCTGAACCACTGCCCATTCATCTCGACCTCCGCATTTTGCGTTTACCCAGGCGGCGCACCGCGCGCCGCAACAACCACGCCGCCCAGCTCACGATTCCACCTCCTCATCCATCGCCGCCACTTCCGGCGAAGCAATGATTCGGTTCCGACGCTGCCGGTCAGCAAGAGCCGCCGCCAGCATCACCTGAGCCTCGTGCTCGCTCACGCCGTGGGCATACATCAGGTCGTCGATCAGGCTCCGCACCTCAGCGACCAATTGTGGGTTCAATCGTCCACTCATACCGTACCTCCCATAGCATCGCTCATCGGGCAGCCGTGCTGTTCCGTCATCTCGTCGTGGCGATCGGCAAAGTGCCGCACGGCCACACTCAGCATCATCGCGCCGTTCGCGACGTGCACGAGGTTTTCCGGAAGCTTCGGGTCAATCTCGAAGCCGCAACCCTCATTCTTGAAAAGCCCCGCATCAAAAAGCACCCGCATACGCTCGCGCAGAAACGCCCCAAGCACATTCAGCACGCGCGCCGGTCGGCCATCCTCAATCCACAGCCGCCACTCGGTTGTCGCCACCTCGTCTTCCGACTCCAGCGCCTCGCGCATCGCGTCCAAAAACTCCTGATCGAGCACATCGTTGTGCTCAGCAACGACCGACAGTTCCTGCCTGATCGCCTCACTCACATTACTCATAATCCCCTCCTGCATGGTTTTGGTCGTTCCTGATTCTCTCGGCAATGCCCAAAATGCGGCTCGTAGCCCTTGACCGTCGCCGACGCTTTCCGGTGCGTAATGCCCTTGTGGTCGATCAGCGTCATCCGCCCATTGCCACGCCTCAGCTCAAGCTCACAAGGCATCTGGCGACCGTGCTCGGTCGGCATAAAGTGGATTTGCTTGCCGCAGATCGGGCACACCACATGAGGCCCCGTGCCCGCCAGCATCACCACCGGAGCGGGCTTTATTCCTTTACTGGTCATCGTGCGGCCCTCCTTTTGCTTTTTCAGCTTTCTCGGCAAGCCACTGTAAAACCCCCTCTTCCGTCGTCTCCTTCATCTCCAAGAGATATGGCTTGCCTGCAACCTCAACCGGAAAGGAGACGACCAGCCCCGATTTCGTAAAGCCATACCGCGCACGTTCCATAACAAGCGCAGTTTTTACCAACTCGACGCCGATAATGTGCATGTCGCTGGCAGCTTGAACTATTTTTTTTGCATCTGTCATGCTACCCTCCTGACTGTTTCAGCTTTTGAGTGCCCGGCCTTGTAATTCCGTATCCGGCGCGATTTCGAGCGTTTTTTCGGTTCCGATGCCGGGCCGTGCTCACGCTCCCACGCGGATCGAGCCGCATCGTAGCGCTTGCCGTAGCACTCCTGGCAAACCGTTTCGCCGTCGGTGACGATCACGCCGTAGTCAACATGGGTCATCGATACCACCGGCTGCGCCGTCATCCGGCGGCAATCCCTGCAAATCTCGCGGCTCATACGACAGCTCCCCTCTCTTCAAGTCTGTTTTCAATCCTCGTCTTTTCATCCTTAAGGTCATCGATCTCAGCCTCGATTTCGTCAAGGCGCCCCCGGAGCGCGGACAGCTCCCGCACTTCTCCACCATTCCACAGCGTCAGCGCCTCATTTTGCACCATCGACCGCTCGCCTTCGTGGCCGCAACAGAGGCAGACCATGCGCCCCTCCCGAGTCTCCATGTCTTCGACAAGGTCAAGGTGCGCGCCCTCGCAAACCGGGCAGACGTCCGCGTTAAAGCCGTATGCTTTGATCATCCTATCACCTCCTCGGTCACGCCCGTGCTCTTGGCCATCGCGTCGAGCAGGGAAACGGTTATCGGTAAACTCTTTTCGCGGCTCGCTTTAACGAGCTTCCAGAAAAACTTCTCGGTTTTGCGGATGTCTCCGCCAAAAAACCTGTGAAAGCCCTTCGCCAGCCCGTCCGGCACAAGGGCAAGGGCGGACTGCAAAACCAGCTCGATGTCGGCAATCTCCTGCTGCGGAGAGCGGCGCACTTCGTGCGGCTGGCCAATGCGGCTGTTGATGTAGCCGTACTCCCGCGAGTTCGAGCGCAGGTTGCGCGTCAGCGTCGGAGAGCCGAGCAACAGCACGCCGATCTGCCCAAAGTCGTTGATGCGGCGAATCGCGCCAATGGTCTTCTGGCGCAGGTTTTCGGCCTCATCGACGATGATCACCATGTTCTTGCCGTGCAGCACGCGAGCAATCGCGCGGATTTTCTTGTCGATGGTGCCCGCTGTTTCCACACCCGCCTGCACGGCAACTTCATCGATGATGTCGCGCGTCGTCGAGGTCTCGCAGCACTCAACGAGGATCGTCGTCGAGGCGTAGCGGCGCTTGTAAGCCTTTGCCGAGCGGGTTTTTCCGGCTCCGTAAGTGGCCGATACCATGCAGATTTCGCCCTTGAGCTGGGCGTAAGAGAGTGCGCCCGTCACCATTTTAAAGACAAAAGTCTCGGCGGTGGCGGTAAAGCGCTCCGATTCCGGAACAATCAGCGCCGAACGAGCCTGCATCAGCTCCGCCGCCTCTTCGCGGCTGCTGAGGTACGCCTGCACGGCCTCCTCAATCGGCCCCCACTCGCCGGTGTAGGTGCCGTTCAACCAATCACCGAGGGCAGAGTGGGCCAGCGAATCGCGCCCGGCAGCCTTGCGGATCGCCTCCGCCAAAGGCCGAAGCCCGAGCTTTTCGGCGTCCTTGATCTGCTGGACGGCCAACCGCAAGCGCGCCGACTGCGGCGTCGCTTTTGTGGGTTGATTTTCTTGTGTACCTTGTGTCATTGAAGTGTTCTTTTGATGTTTACTAAGGGCTGCCCTGTAGTTGCCGCTACCTGGCAGTTTTTTTGTTATGCCCGCAGTTAAATGGCGCGCTTGTAGGCTCGTTTCCAGTGCTGCTCTGCAGCTCTGCGGCACCCAGCAAGCAAAATCTGTCCGTATGAACGCTTGACATACCTCACTTCTGGCCACTTCGTCGGGGTAGCCTTCCGCGCTTCTTCCCGCAATGCTTTTGCTCTTTTTCCGCTCATAACTATCTCCTTATTTTTTTTTGATGTTGATTAATGGCTGCCCGGTAGTTGCCGCTACCGGGCAGCTTTTTTTATGGAAAAACCGCTGAGAAAAACTCGATAAACCTTTGCTGCCAGTACGCCAGCTCCGTGGCGACGTTTGGCGGCAACCCGACCGTCGCAATTACGCAGGTCAGGAAGACCAGCACCCATGCAAACGCAAAAATTAGCGCGTCCAACTTTTTAGCTACTCCGTAGAGAGTCATCATCCCCTCCGTGTTGTTTGGTTAAAAAAACGGGTCAAAATCCATGCCCTCCGGTGGCGCAGCGTCGAGGCCGAGGAACTCCACCGGAAAATCCATGTCCAACGCGTCATCCGTGCCGGTACGCTTGCGCTCGGCAGGCACCCGCATCGAGCCGTTTTCGAGCTGCTTGCTTCCGAGGCCCTTGCGCATCAGGATGTCGAGTCCGCTCGCGCCGCCGTCGGTCTTGATGGCCGACTTTATCAGCGACTTCTGGTCGCGCGTCTTGGCGATCACCTCCGCCACGCGGGCGCGATCCTCTTCGCTCTCTGCCAGTCCGTTCGTGCGGAAGTAGTCGAGCGATGCAGCACCGAGGTACTCGTGCGTATCGGCGCTGAAAAACCACGCCAAGCGCGGGTTTTCGAGGTCTCGGCGGCTGTAAACCCGGCGTCCGTTGCCCTGCCAGGCATACATCCAGTCAGCCCAATACTTTGCTTTGTAGCCGACAATTTGCGATACCGCTTTATCCTCGAACCCGTTTTTCTCTATCAGTCGCTGAGTACTCATCTTACCGGCGATCCGGTAGATTACCTCCGGGTCAACCTGCGGGCGCGCCTCACCGAACTTCTCGAAAACCTCGTCCGGGCTAAGCCCGTTGAGGGCAAACTCCTTGCGCTTCATCGGTCGGGCATTCATTGATCCGACGTAAGCATCAAGCAGCATCGCCATATCTTCGTAGTGCAAAACGTTTCCGCTCTTGATGGTTGCGGCAAGTTCATCCACACGATCAACCGTGGTCGATCCCGTGTACCCGGCATGGATCACCTTCTCGAATCGCTCGTGCCACTTTTTAAAAATTCGCTCGATGATCTTGGCTTTCGCGTTATAGGGGATCGCAAAAAGCGGGCGGCGAACACCCGTCATGCCGAGTATCGATCCGAGATAAAGTTGGTTGTACTGGACGCGGACTGTACGGTTCTGTCCGCTGAAATCTTTCGATCTGAAATCCTTTCCGTTGTCCAGATACACCGTATCCGGAACGCCGTAAATCATCGCTGCAGCTATATAGACGAGCTTGATGTCTTCGGTCGATGGCTCGCGCATGTTGAGCGAGTAATAGAGCACCTTCCACGACCGCATGTCGGCAACCGCCGTCACCCAGAAGCGGCGCAAGGCAAAGCCAGTTCCATCCGGAACGCGCACCATCAAATCGAGCTGCATATGGTCAAAAACCCAGCACGCTCCAGCCGGGACACCGGATGTATCGCGATCAGCGTGGTTCCCGTATTTCCGCTCAAACGCAGCCTGGCCAAATCGGGCATAATAGACGGCGCCGGGGCCGGAAACACCGCTCTCGCGCTCCAATTGGTCTTGAATTGCTCGAACAAACGTTGTGCAAGAGGGTAAAAGGTCTTCGGAATAGCCTTTATTCCGGGCCTCTTCCTTGACCATTTCGTAGCATTCCTGCTGTGTCGGGCCTTTGACTTGTAGCCAATTGCGGCGAAAAGTGGCAAAAAAGTGCTCGCGGAGGCCATCAGGAAGCGACGAAATCGCCCTGTGCTGGCCTCGATTCTGGCCATAATTCCCGAAAAACGCCGAATATCCCTCGGTTTCGAGCTTCTTGCGCATCTCATAGACCGATTTCACCGAGAGTTTCGCGTGTTCGGCGGCAGCATTCCAGTCCGCAATCACCTTGCGGAGCTTCGTGCCGGTCGGCAGGCTTCCGGTCTCGAAATACCCGACCGAAAGAAAGAATGGATAGTACTTGTCGAACTTGCGCTTGTTGTAGATTGGCGCTTCGAGGTAGAGGGCTTGCAGCTCCTCAAGATCGAGCGCATCGGGGTGCAAAACGGGCAGATTTTCGCCGGAATCAAGTGCCGAAAGCTTCTCTTTCCGGTACTTCATCTGGGCTGTTTCCGGCAGCGAAGAGAGGGCGATTTCGTAGCGAAGCTGCCCCTTTTCGCTTCTGATTTTTCTGACCTTATCGGTGGCGTATTTTCCGTTCTTGCAAGCCTTCTGTATAGCCTGCACAGATACACCTCTGATGTTGGCGCTTTCCTCGACGGTCAACCAAACTTCTTTTTCTGCTAAACCATTATAACCGCTTACTTTACAGAAAGAACCAACTAAGTTTCTCTGGTTGGTGCTTTGGTTGGTGCTTTTTTTACTGATTCGAGGCATGGTCAGCTCGCTTTAGAGGTTGCCTTTTCAAACTCACTCCATGCGGCGTCGATCTCGGCCTTTCTGGCGAGGAACGCCTCTTTATCGCGGTTGAGCGCCTCTGTGTAAACGATGTTGGTGTACACGACGGGCTGCGGCTTATCGAGCCTGCGAGCTACCTCTGCGTATATCCCACGATACTTCCCCTTTTTAGTATCCATCGATCGCAAAAGCCTCTTAAAAGAGGTCAGTGTGGCATCCGATTTTTCCATCGTCAATGTTTTTTTGTCTTGCTATACACTAAGAACAGTATTAATATAACCGGAATAGCGATAACGCGCAAGCGATACCGAACGAAAAATCGATATGACTATCGAAAAATTAAAGGCTTACCGGAATCGGCTTGGAAATACACCTGCAAAACGGGCTGAAAACACCTGTAAAACAGGCGGTCGAAGAAGAACGGGTTTTGTACAGCGCCTCGAACGGGCCGGCGCTGATCTACGTGGCGATGGGGAAGGCGATGATGCCGGAAGGATCGAACATCCACTACGGCGACCGTCTTATAATAGATATAGAGGCAAAACCGAAGGCAGGGGACTACGTGCTGGCAAAAGTCGGCGACGGGCCGGGAATCGTCGCCTGGACGCCGGAGCTGAAGCAATGGACGGGCGTGGTCATCAAACTCACCCGCGACTACCGATAACCGGAAAAGCGCCGGAAAATTTTGGCGAATATTTCACCAACTATCTGCAAAATCCGGAAAAATCCGGCAGAAAACCGGATGCTCGGTGAAACGTCAAAAAATCCACGAAACCACCGGAAACCCGCATCAATAAGGCATTTCTTTCTTTTTCTTTTATGCTTTTAAGTTTCCGAAACTTCCGGTCTGCTTATAGCAGCACGGCGTCGTGCTCCTGTTGCAATTCTGCCAGGT